GTTGTCTGGGAACTTCAAGCACCCCATCAAGAAATATTACATGGCCTAAAGTTACATAGCCCTCTTGATCGCTTACAAATAAAGATTTTTGATTTGTAGCATATCTTATTTCTTTGTTTTCACCAGTATTCTCATCAAACCAAAACAATGGTTTTCTTAATGTGTGTTTAGACTGAATAGTCCAACTTATTGGAGATCTATTTTGAGTTAAAATATAAACTCTATCTTTTATTTCCCAACCCTTTTCAGGGTTAGTTTTTCTTTTTTGTATTTGTGTAGTCATGATATAATATAATAAAAATAAAAATGAGGATAAGGGTGGCCGAAACCACCCGTCCTCTAATAATAATTATGCTTTAAATAATACAAAGTTATTAGCACCTTGTACAATTAAACATCTTTCAGATAGATAGTGCATTCTCATTTCATCAATTGGTGATGAAGAAGCGCCACCTACAGATCCAGTAACCCAAGATTTCATTTTTCTGTTTTCAGTTTCAGAAGCTCTATATCTTACGTGTAGGAAAGGTCTCTTGATATTTTTTCCAAGAACTTGATCGTATACTGTTGAAGTACCAGCAGGAACTAGTACACCTTCAATATCTTTAAAACCACCTCTTGTTGAAAAATCATTTAAGTATTTCCAATCAGTTTTGTAAAAGTCATAAGAACCTCTTCTGTATCCAGTGAAACCTAGATTAAGAGCCATATCCTCGCTGTTGTTAAATACACCAAAAGAAGTACCTCCAGAGTATCCACCATTTTGTTGTGCAAGAATATCATCAATTTCTAAAGAAAGATCTCTACCTAAGAAAAGCATGTTTTCTTCAATAGCACCTTGCTTATCTAATTGCTTAAGTACAGCATCAAAATCTGTTAAAGCACCACCAGAAGCTTGCGCTCCAAAGTCAGAATATACATTACCTCTTGCTTCAATAGCTTCAAAGAAACCTTCAGTACCTCTAGCCGTAGCAGTGATACCTGAATCATAGAAATCTAAAGTAGCTCCAGTGTTTAATTGCTTAACACCTTCAACCATAGACATTTCTAGATAATCTTCCCAACGTAGTCTGTTTTCGTGCTCAGACTTTAAATACCATAAATAACCAGATGCCCCATTTTCAGAAGTAACTTCAATCCATCCTATTTGAGCAGTGTCAGATCCATTGATTGAATAGTGCTCTTTAAGAATAATTGGAGAGTTAGTAAATGTAGCATAGCTAGGATCTAGTTTCTCAGTAAAGTTGCCAGTACCTTTTGCAAATTCAGATCCGTAAGCAAGAGCTGTAAATCTTTGAGCATTTGTAATAGCAGGAATTCCAGTTAAAGATTTAACTTGGAAATAGTTACCAGAAACATTAGTTACAACACCTTTGATTACGGCGCCAGTACCTCCTACTGCAGATGTAGCAGAAGATTGAGCTTGAATCATAACTGTTTGTCCTTTTCGGAAATTAACAGCAGTAGTTCCTTGTGTAGTAACACCTAAGCTTGTAGGCTGAGCTGTAGGAACATTAAAGTTCAATACAAGACCTCCGGTTGTAGCGGCACTTGCAGTTCCAGGAGTAGTTCCTGAAGTTGGCATTGTGCCTGCGTTACTTAGATAAATAGCATTAGCATATCGTGTATGCAATCTGCCTTGCTCAGTCCAGATAATTTGATCTGAAGTAGAAGGCATTTCGGCTGACACCATACGAAGGAAAGAGCCTATAGATCTGTTGCCATATCTTTCAACTTCTTGTTCGTATACATCAGGTAAAAATTGTTGAGCCCACATATTAAATGAGCTGTCTGTAAAATCAATATAGTTACCAGCATATAATGCTTTGCTTTGGGTTGGTTGCAAAGCAGCTGGTATTCCACTTGTAAAAGCCATTTGTAAAAATTTTTAAAATTAAGTTATTTAGTCCATTTTATACGAAGCTTGTCAGAAGAGTTACCGGAAACAACTTTTATTTTTTGGCCTGCTGGCGTGCTTATACTAGAATTGTCAACACGAGGTTGCATATCTATGTTTTTTGCTTTCTTAGCAGCATCTTTTATTGCATCGGCACGGCCTTGCTCATAAAAATGATTTGCTATTTTATCAGCATTAGCGCCAACATATAAAGCCTTATGGTATTCCATTGGCTTTTCAATAACAGTTTTTTCTTTGTCCATGAATAAACTAGCAAAGTTTTTAAAATCACTTTGTGATTCTTTAACTTTTAGAGGATTCTCAATCTTAAATCTATATTTGTTTTCACCAACCTTAAAATCAAAACCTTTGAATTCATCGTTAAAAACTTTATTCGTTTTTAAAGTAAAATCCTCTCTAATTTTTTCCGCTTCTTTTAAAGCTTCTTGATTATTATTATAAAGCTCTACGGCATCTTTATACTCTTCAGGGATACTATCTTGCTTTCTTAACTTAAGATCTGCATAGTATTTTTCTTTTGAATCTGTAAAATGCTTTTGAGCTTCATAAATTTTTTCTTTGAATGCTAATTGTTTTGCTTTAACTTCAGCTTGATCGGCTGTTTCTTCATCATAAGCAAAATCTTTTTGCATCAAAAAATTTATATCCTCATTATTTAAATGAGGTTTAGTTTGCCTTAAATATTCATATATTAGTGTAGCATTATCTAATTTGGAATAGTCTTTATTTAAACTAACATAGTCTTCTAAAGAACCACCCGTTTCTTGCATAAAGCTTACTAACTTTTCAATATCTTCAGGGTAAATATTTTTTTCTTCTACCGCCTTTTGAACTTCCTCAACAATTTTTTCTTTTTGTTTAGTTTGCTCAACTTGTTTTTCTTCGGTATCTTTAATTAATTCTAAAGGAGAGTCTACTCCTTGCCCTTGTTCTTCTTCGTTACTTTTATTTTCTTCTTCTTGTTTATTTTCTCCGGCAGGCTCTTTAGGTTCTTCTTCGTTTTTTTCTTGAACCTCTTTGCCAGCTTCGGATTCACCGCGTACAGGTATCTCATCTGTGCTTTGCTCTTGAACGGCATCTTCTTCTTTTTTAGCAGGAGGGGTGTCTACATTTACACGATATACACCGTCCTCTTGAAATCCATAATTAGAATCAACTTCGCCTTTTTCTATTGCGTCTTGCAATACGTTGGCTTCTTTTTCTTGTGCTGAAACACTTTCGTTTGTTTCAACAGGTTTTACTTCAACTTGTTCTTCCATGATATAATATAATATAATAATTTATTTTACTTAGGTTCAAACCTTGATAGATCAAACCCACCTAAAACATCATTGCCTTTTGACTCAAATGATTTTTTAGGCTTTTCTGTTTTTGGAGGCCCAGCTATTGACGTAGAGCTAATTTTTTTGTCTGCTATTCTTTCCTGGACTTCTGCCTGCCTTCCGGCTAATTCTTTTTGTGCTTTTAACTCTAATTCTTTTAATTTAACATTAAGCTCATATTCGTAATACATAAGCTCTTTTTTTGTTTTAGCCTCTATTTCTAATTTTTTAATATCTAATTCATTTTCAGCAGTAGATATTTGTACTGTAGATGCTGCTTTCATTTGAGCAGATTGAGCTTTTGCTTCTTCTATTTGTATTTGTGCTTGACCTTGCGCTTCCGCTTGTGCAACAGAAGCCGCTTTTGCCTGCTCTTGGTCCATTGCCGCTTTTCTTTGCCTTCTAATTTTTAAAAGCTGATTTGCTAGTTTAACATTTTTTATATCTCTAATGTCAATAGCATCTTCCAAGTTTATCCCTTGTTGTGATAGGGCCACCTGTATGTTAGCTTCTAGTAATTGTTTTTCTTGTTCGTCTGGCTCTATTTCTAAAAATATACCAAAGTCATGAATATGCAGGCTATTAAGCTCTTGTAAAGCACCCACCGTAAATTGGCCTAAAGCACTAATAAACGATTCTTTTGTTGGGTGAAATTCTAATACATCTTTAAATCTTAAAGATATTGCTTCAGCTATAGTTCCAGTAATAAACATACTACTGTCTAGTATATGCCTAGTTGCTACATTGCTATTTGCAGCAGCTAGTTTTTGTACTCCAACTAGGGCTTTAGGATCTGGGTCGGAACCATCCCTTGCTTCATTTAAACCAGTTATATCACGTATCATTTGTAAATACTGGTTATATGCACCTATAAGTACTTGCACTTGATTTCCGCCCCCTCCTGGGAGTTCTTGAATTGGAACTTTACCAGGATTAATATCGCCTTCTGTATTTAAAGATCTGCCTATAATAGAACCAGTCTGAAAATACATATTCAAAGCTTCCTGCGGATTGTAACTTGTGCCATTGCCTAAATCAATTTCTGAGAGCCCGTCTGCGTCTAAATAAACGCCAGAAGGAACCATCTTTTGGATAGCCTGTTGCATTTTTAAATGCGTTAGCTGAATTAGATCGGCATATGGTGTCATTTTTGAAACCAAAGAATCTATTTTGCCTTTATATATTCTAGGTGCAGAAACAATATAATTCATTAACACCTTGTTGGTATTAGAAAAAGGACGAATCATATTAGTAGCCTTTTCCCATTTTAGCAAATTATTATTGCCTAGCGCATATACTCCTTCATAAATGACCTCTCTTGCTTGGGCCACTCTTTGAAATCTTGTTCTTTTATCTTTGGGTGGGTTAAAAGTATCTGATTTTTGTATAGCTCTTGCTCCACCAGATGTG